TTCAGTGAAGGGACTACAAAAGTATGGTTCCAAGAATGATATTTATAAACAAGGATGTCCCATTCATGTCCGTGGGTCACTTCTCTACAACCATCATTTGAAAGAGAAGAAATTGGACAAAGCTTTCGCCCGAATACAAGAAGGTGAGAAGATAAAGTTTGTTTATCTACAGATGCCAAATCCCATTCATGAAAATGTTATCGCGATGGTCGATGGTCTTCCAGACGGACTTGGATTAGATAAATACGTAGACAGAAACCGTATGTATGAAAAAACCTTCTACACGCCGCTTTCGGAACTGGTGGAAAAGATTGGTTGGAACCTTGAAGAGACCACGACGCTGGACGCATTCTGGGCATAACAACTTGACATACCCACCATACCGTGGTATAATACAAGTAAAAGTTCAACATCCCTATGAAGAACATACTATTATTGAGTATGATCTTAGGTCATGGGACGCGATGTTGGACTTCTTTAATAATCAGCCACACAATTGGCGAGTTTTGGAAATGAAAAAAAGATGAGTTATTTAAAAGATTTAGTTAAAGTAACAGGAAATGAATATGCAAGCCTTGTACAAGATGGTGTGGGAACAGGTGATGTTACCCACTTTATTGACTCTGGTAGTTATGCTCTTAATGCTCTCGTTAGTGGTAGCATCTATGGTGGCTTCGCAGGAAATAAAGTTACGGCGATCGCTGGTGAACAGGCCACTGGGAAAACATTTTTCCTACTTGGTATGGTCAGGAACTTTCTTGAATCTAACCCAAATGCTGGGGTATTATATTTTGAATCTGAGTCAGCGATTAGCAAACTGATGATAGAACAGAGAGGTATTGACTCCTCTCGTATGGTCATTATTCCTGTGACCACAATACAGGAATTTAGAAATCAAGCTATCAAGGTCATCGACAAACACCTTGAGCTTCCAAAGGAAGACAGACCACCTTTGGTTATTTGTCTGGACTCGCTAGGTATGTTGTCTACTCAGAAAGAGGTAGAGGACATCACTGCAGGAAAAGACACACGTGACATGACGCGAGCACAACTGATAAGAGGAGCTTTTAGAGTTCTGACACTTAAAGCTGGCTCCGCGGGTATCCCTATCTTTATGACCAATCACACATACGAAGTGATTGGAGCATATGTACCTACCAAGGAGATGGGTGGTGGAGCAGGTCTAAAATTCGCTGCTTCTAATATCCTGTTCCTGACTAAAAAGAAGTTTAAGGACGGAACAGAACAGGTGGGAAATATTGTAACCTGTAGAAACTACAAGTCTCGACTAACCGTAGAAAACAAAAGAGTCGAGTCTCTTATCACATTCTCAGGTGGACTATCTCGTTGGCATGGAATGATAGACTTTGCCGTTGGGTATGGAATATGGAATATGTCAGGGAGTCGTGTAGATGTTGGAGACAAAAAAGTTTACGCGAAGGAAATAATGAAAAACCCTGAGTCTTACTTCACCGAGGATGTGATGAAAAAAATAGAGTCTAATGTAGAAAAGGATTTTAAATACGGAGACACAACAGCCGACTATGAACAAGAGTTGGCTCTCCAAAAATCAAACGAAGAAACTAACGCGGAAGAGTTCGCATCAGCAAGTGACCCAAATGGAACATGACACAATACAACTGACAGAGGATGATACAAAAGTCCATCTTGATTACTCGTTTATTGAAAACCCAGTAGACAAGGAATCTGCAGACCCAGTTATTTTACTCAGACATGAGAAATATGAAGGAGTCGTATTCAAAATTAACTCAATGGGATACGATGATAGAAACCCAAACGAAGATGGTTCCTACCCTTTTGCTTGTGACTATAATGTCCTTGCAGTTCAAGAGGACTTGGAAGTAGAAAAGTTTACCTCCCAATACGACAAGGAGGAATTTGAGGAAATTGTCGTGAACATTGCAGTAGATATAATGGCAAAAATAAATGCGTCTAGAGAACACAATACTCCGCCAACTGGTAACTAATGAAGAGTTCACACGTAAGACTCTTCCATTCATAAAGAAAGAATATTTCAGTGACCATGTAGAAAAACAGGTCTTCACTGAAATAGAAACCTTCCTACTAAAATACAACGCAGTTCCTAGTCTAGAAAGTCTGGTAATTGACCTGAACCAAAAACAGGGATTATCAGAAGATGTCTTTCGTGGAACAGTCGAAAGTATCAACAAACTCTTTGAACCATCTGAAGATGTAAATCAAGAGTGGTTGATGGAAGAGACTGAGAACTGGTGTCAATCAAAAGCCATCTACAACTCCATCATGGAGTCCATCAATATTTACGATGGAAAGTCCGAAGAGATGGATAGGGGAGCTATCCCTAAACTCCTGACCGAAGCTCTCGCTGTTTCATTCGACTCTAAAGTAGGTCACGATTATGTCGAAGACTGGGAGGAGCGTTTTGATTTTTACCACAAGATAGAAACAAAAATTCCATTCGATATTGAGTATCTGAACACCATCACAGATGGTGGAGTTCCAAATAAAACGCTCAATGTTATTATGGCTGGAACTGGTGTAGGTAAGTCATTATTCATGTGTCACTGTGCTGCGGCTAACCTAAATATGGGACACAATGTTCTATACATCACCTTGGAGATGTCAGAGGAACGAATAGCAGAAAGAATAGACGCGAACCTTCTAGACACAAAACTCCAAGACTTGCGTGATTTACCTAGAGACCTTTATACCTCTAAGGTAGATAAGTTAAATTCGATGATAAAGGGAAAGCTGATAGTCAAGGAGTATCCGACTGCATCAGCACACGTTGGACACTTCAGACACTTACTAAACGAACTGAAGATAAAGAAAAACTTTACTCCACAAATCATCTATATCGATTATCTTAATATATGTGCCTCCTCACGAATTCGTGGCGCAAATGCTTCAAATATGTATACCCTCGTGAAGTCTATCGCTGAAGAATTTAGGGGTTTTGCTGTCGAAAATAATTTACCGATAGTGACAGCCACCCAAGTCAACAGAACAGGTTTTATGTCCTCTGATGTTGACTTAGGAGACACTTCAGAATCTTTTGGACTTCCCGCAACTGCAGACTTTTTCCTAGCTCTGACCTCAAGTGATGAACTGGATGAGAAAGGTATGATAGTTGGGAAACAGTTGAAGAATCGTTACGGCGATGTTTCAACTAATCGTAGGTTTGTAATGGGCATTGACAGGTCTAAAATGCGTTTGTATGATGTAGAAGACCAGTCAATAATTACACAACCAGCTAATGGCAACGGCTCTCAGCGGGAGGATGATACTCCTGCGTTTGACCGTGGAACAGATAATCGTATGACACGAAAGAGCGAGTTTGGTGGATGGACTACTTAACAGAAAATGAGCGACAAGAGAAACTCAACGAATCGATAACCCATTCAAGAACAGTCTGGCAACATTTTGTCCAGAACTGTCACGTAGACTGGGCGACAGTTGAAAATAAAATCTCAGAGGAACTGAGTGATTCTCTTAAATTGAAAACCACATTTCATGTGGAGCCGATAGAAGATTTAGAAGATAACATCTGCTACGTAGATGGCACTTCTACAGGTGAAACGATCACTATCAAATTTTATTGTTCTCCAGAAATTTACTCAAGAGTTGTCACCATTCCTATACAGGTTTTGGCCAACCTAGAACACGATTTCACAAAAGTTGTTCTACACGAATACACTTCCATTATTACGGTGGGAGTTAGATTAAATGATGATCCAGTGTACAATAAGGTCCACCCTTTGACCCTTGAATCTTTTGCTTCAGAACTGGCGTATGATTTTGTCGTAACAGGCAACGTAGCTCAGTCAGATGTCCATGATAGATTCGTCCAGTCAAGAATCCCAGAGGTTAAGTCAGAACTCTATCATCGTGCCATATTGAAAGCAGAAGCATTCTCTAAAATAAAATGATTTCCTATATTGGTGGAAAAGCTCATATTGGGAAGTGGATAAAAAATTATGTCCCTCTTGATATTGAGACTTACGTAGAAACTTTTGGTGGTATGTTTTGGGTATTCTTTAACTTAGACCATAAGTATTTTCAAAAACTAAATCACGTTGTCTACAACGACTTCAATCCTCTGAACCATAACTTGATGTCAGCGTGTCAGTCTCCGCAAGGATTTCTGGCTCACTTATCTGAACCTCAGTATGAACATCAACAAAAGGGAATAAAGGACACACCCAAAGAATTTGGTGAAAAGTTTTATGAGTTCAGGGATGAGATATTCGCAGAAGATTACGTAATACACGACATATTTGAAACTGCTGCAAAATACGCATATGTATTAACTCAGGTATTCTCAGGCACAGCTCCAGAGAAAGCCACGTTCATGGACTACAAAGGAGTGTACGAGTGTAAACTTCAGGCGTTCAAAAACAAACTCCATGACGAGAAATGGCAGGACAAGTTTCGTAGAATTACCCAGACAGAGAATATGGACTTCCAAGAGGTTATTGAGAAGTATGACTCTGATTACACCTACTTCTACGTAGACCCTCCGTACTGGAAAACAGAGAACTATTATTCAGCACACGATTTTGATGTTGATGACCACGAAAGGCTGGCTCTTACCCTAAAACAGACAAAGGGAAGATGGTCACTTTCGTACTATCGTTTTGATTTATTAGAAAGCTGGTTTCCTAAATATGAGTACCTATGGGAAACCAAGGAGTTCGCCAAAGCGGCGAGTTTAAAGAAAGAGAAGACAATGGGTGAAGAACTATTGATTCTCAATTACGAAAAACCTTTCTCCACATTGGATGACTTTTATGTTCAGCTTCAAACAGATAACGAGGACAGATGATAACAGGTGGTTTTTTGTTGAAGGTAAAGATGGTAAAAACGTTCATCTTGAACATCTGGAAGATGAAGTTCTTAATGGAGGTGTGGAAGGAGTCAAAACAGCGACAGACTTCCTCATTGCACTTAGGGACATGCTCGCTGGACAGTCGAAAAGTGAAACGAACATAACCATGAAATGGGACGGCGCCCCAGCCGTCTTTTGTGGTTTAGACCCAGTAGACCAAAAGTTTTTCGTAGGAACAAAAGGTGTCTTTGCTAAAAACCCAAAGGTCTGTAAAACTGAACAGGATGTAGACGAATTCTACCAAGGTTCAGGACTCAACCCCAAACTCAAACTAGCCCTCAGTCTACTATCACAAGCCAACATTCCTGCCAAGGAAGTCTGGCAAGGTGACATGATGTGGACAACTGGTGACCTTTCCTCAGAAAACATTGACGGAAACCCCTACACCACATTCCAACCAAATACCATAGTTTACGCTGTTCCTTCTGGAACTGCTCTTGATAAAGAAATCAAGAAGTCTCAACTAGGTATCGTATTCCATACAAAATATACAGGTGGTCCAACTCTAGCTGACATGAAAGCGTCATTCGGAGTTGACGCATCTCGTATCAAAGCCAAAGGTTGTTGGATACAGGACGCTTCCATTAAGGACTTGGGAGGGACAATATCTTGGACTAAGAGACAAACCGTTATTGTTGACAGGGTCATCAAGTTGGTTGAAACTCTAATGAAGAAGGTAGACAAGTCAGTTCTCAATGCAATAGCTGAAGATAATGCCTTGACAGTCGATATGAAAGCTTATATAAATGCCAACATACGTGAGGGACAGGCAATACGAGATACAGCTAAGATGTCCGCTGGGGTCATCAAACATATTCAGACAAAATATCAGAAACAAATCGACCAATTAAAGACTGAAAAAGCACGTGATAGGAAAACTGCTGCGATGCAGTTACTTCTAAATACTCTAGAAGAACGTAAGGATCAGATAAAAATCATATTCGATGTGATGAAAGCTTTCCAGTTATGTAAGAACTACATAACCCACAAACTGGAAAAGATTAAAGGAATGACTGATACTTTCGTCAAAACAGATACAGGATTCAAGGTCACTGCACCTGAAGGTTTTGTCGCCATTTCTGGTGGAAAAGCCATAAAACTCGTTGACAGACTAGAATTCTCAATGAACAATTTCAACGCAGTGAAGAACTGGGATTAAATGGATAACATACTTTTAAATAGATTCGCTAGACAAAAGAAACTCAACCCAAAGGAATCAAACCACGATCCTTTGACGAGGTCTCTTATTGACGCGGTAAACCAAGTATACGAACAGAAGGACGAAGATGAGACTGGAACACCAGATCAAGAACGTAGTGACTGAAAAGTACACTGACACACCTGGCCAAACTTCTGGAAACCAAGAACACGAGCTTTCCAAAAAGACTTCTGATTACGAAGCTAAGTATTTCCAGCACGCATCTACAGAAGATGACAGGAAAGACTTCATCAAAGGCAAGTCAAAAGAACATGCGGATAACGTAGAGGACAAAGCTCATAAAGACGGAAAGTCCAACAAGGTTAAAGGTCAAGAAGGGAAAAGCGCTAACAGCGAAGTCGAAGAAGTTATTGGTGAGGTCGCTTATAAACTACAGGGGCCCACAGTAAAATTCGATCTCAAAAAAATGAAAGAGCTTGCAAAGAAGGATAACTTCATTGCTATTGCTATGAAGAATAATGATCCGAAAACTATTTTCAACACCTATGTCGCTCAAAACGCGGCTGTAATAAATAAATACTTAGAAGAAAAGGAAGATATGAATATCGATTTAAAACAAGTCGAGACCCTTTCTGAGAAGCGTACAAAGCCAGAGGAAGAGACCTTCATGGGTGCCATTGCTCACGCCGCTTCCCAAGGGAAAAAAGAAGTGAAAATCGGTGGGAAGACTCACCCAGTTCACATGAAACCTGAGACTCACAAAGCTATCAAGAAAAACAAAAAAGGTGAGGAGCAAGTCAAAGAAAACTTAACATTCGAAGAGGCAGTGCGAGCCGCTCAAGCTAAAGGTTCAGTAAATACCCAGAAATACTGGGAACAAGCTGCAGCTGAAAAACAAGAAGGTTGGGGAGCAAAACCAGGCCTGCCAGGCAAAGGTAAAGTTACGCCAGGAAAACGAATATACAAACAAATGCAGGAAGTGGAACCAAAGAAAAAGTAACAATGAGTAAATCTTTCTTTCAACTTAGAGAGTCTACAGGGAAGACGGCAGTATTTGCTTTTGGCCGTCTAAACCCACCCACTATAGGTCACGAACTTCTTGTTAACACCATTAAGAAATTGGCGAAGAAGAACTCTGGCGACCCATTCCTATACTTGTCACATTCTGAAAATCCGAAGAAAGACCCGCTACCTTACAACCTGAAGGTCGCCATTGCGAAAAAAGCTTTTGGGAAGCTCGTCCAGAATGACGACGCTAGAACAGTGTTTGATGTTGCCTACGACTTACGCGACAAAGGTTACACGAAGTTGATATTGGTAGCTGGGTCTGATAGAGTCCCTGCATTTTCAGCTCAGTTCTCAAAGTATGTCGACCACTCTGATTCAACTAAAACTGTAGGTTCAGATTTTAAGGTGGTGTCAGCAGGAGAACGAGACCCTGACGCAGACGGAACTTCAGGGATGTCTGCTTCTAAGATGAGGGCATTGGCTTCTTCAAACGAATATGGAGAGTTCGCCAAAGGTGCCCCATCAAAATTGAATCCCGCTGATACTAAGAAAATGTACATGGCTCTACGGAAGTCGATGAAGATTAAAGAAGACTGGGACGAGTTCGATTGGGAAGAATATTATCCGTATGAAGTGGAACCAATTCCTAACATAGAACTACAAGAGGAAAAGGTCACCTATCAGAGATTGACTGAAGCAACCAACAAACCAACATTTCTAGTTCTCTGTGTGGTAAAGCCAGAAGACTCGACCCCACAGGAAGAGTGGACAAAACACGAGAATGTTCATATCGTTTATGTTGACAAGGCTTTCACTCATTTGTTAGAAGACAATAAACTCATTATCCACAACTACGATGGGGAACAAAAATCCCTGTCCGTAGACACAACAAATACTTTCGCTATTCCTTTGGGTTCAGTCTTAATGGACGAAGGAAGAATGGGTGTCGCTAAAGCCGTTGAACAGTCTGGTATTCCATTTCTCAATTCGATGGAAGCAATGGAGTCTGCAAGAAACAAGTTATCGACTGCTCGTATTTTACAATCGAATAATATTCAAACACCAAAAACTGCAGTCATTCATTCTGGGATAGCTGATGATGTAGTCGAGTCATTAGGGGGGAAGTTCCCAATGATGCTCAAGACGATTACTGGTTCAAAAGGTAAAGGTGTAATGAAGATGGAAAGTCTGTCTTCGCTCAGGGGTGTCGTAGATGCTTTTTCGAAACAGACGGACGCTCAACTAATAGCTCAGGAATTCTTTGATCTCAAGTATGATGTCAGGGTTATCTGTATGGAAGGTAAGGCAAGGTTTGGTCTCAAACGGACAATGGCGAAGGGTGACTTTCGTACCAATGTCGATTTGGGAGGAGGCTTTGAGGCTTACAAGCCCAGTGATGATATGAAGAAATTAGCTGAACTGGCTACCAACGCTTTGGCCATGAGACTCTCAGGGGTCGACATTGCGGTCAACCGAAAAGGAGAACTTACAGTCCTTGAGGTGAATGGGTCGCCAGGTGTTTCCGCTAAATATTACGATATTGAAACGAAAAATGACATTGATGGAGCAGGACTCGTTAATGTACTTTATGAGTTCTATTCCGAGAAAACAAACTGGACCAAACAGTCCACACCAATCGGAGTTATTGAGCCTGTAGGATTTGCCTGGGGTGAGATGATGTGTAAGATGGATACAGGAAACTCAGGTTCAGCAACACTTGATGCACGGAACATCCAGATAAAGAAAAACAAAGCCATTTTTAAAATAGCCGATACAGGCCGACTAGCAACATTTCCTATCAAGGACTATGAAGTTGTTATGGGAGCTGTAGGTACAGAAAAAGAAAAACGACCAGTCGTAGAGATACCAATGCATTTCAATGGACGAACATACACCATTGATTTCTCTCTTGCCGATAGGTCACAAATGGGGTATCCAGTCCTTATGGGAACTGTTTGGATGAAACAAAATGGTTTCATCGTAGACCCTCGAATTAGAAACGAAGAATATTTACCACAAGGGAATTATGTCCAAATACGCTGACCTAGCACATAAAATAGTAGACATGGTCCACGCCACTCATAAAGAAGAGGTTAGGAAGGCGAGGACTGATGAAAAAGTAAAAGCCAAAGAAGAAAAGGCAAAAGCCAAACTTGAAGCCGATGGAGAAGACAAAGAACAAGAAGGACCATGTGAGAAATGTGGTAAAGAACCTTGTGAATGTGAAGACTCCGAAAAAGGTGACGCAGGTGAGGGAGAGCCAGCACCTACAGGCGACGAAAAAGGAGAGCCAGTTGGAGACAACTCAGAAGAGCCTCCTCCAGAAGGGGAAGCACCTGTCGACGCGGCACCACCAGAAGATGGTGCACCACCTGCAGATGCAGAGGCTCCACCTGCCGCAGACTCAATGGGTCGACCAATAACAGGATTGGGTAAAAAATCTCCCATTACAACCAAAAAAGACAAAGAGAAGGTGAAAATGTCAGGTAAAAAAGAAAAAGTCAAAGTCGAATCATTTAACGATGTAGACCAAATGATTGAAGACAGACAGAAATATCTCAATGAGAGATATTCATACAACTGGGAAGAAACGGACAAAGAATTCGGTCTCAGAGAAAAAATGATAGCCGAAGGAATGTGGGATGGAAACATCTCTGACTCTGCAGAAATGTATGGTAAGCCTGACCTTTCTCAGTTACACATCTACAGATTATTGGAACTCTACAAAGCTGCAGGGATGAACCTTGACCAGTCACTTCAGACTATCGAGCATCTCTACGGAGTTCAAGTACAGACGGACTCAAACGGAAATCTGGACTTCAGCGATACAGACTATTCCAAAGGTGATACCTATGGAAGAAATGACGGAACGAACATGGACTATATGAAGCCGTCCGTGATTCGTGAACAGTAAGTGAAATGTTTCGTAATGTTTTAATTAACCCTAGTCAAAGGATACTATGGCCGATAGGAAAATAACCGATTTAACTGAGATATCGTTATCCTCAAGTGATGACATACTTCATTTAATCGATTTCAACCCAAGTGCTAGAAATACAAAGATATCTCTAGCCAACTTTTTTAACTACATTCCCTCAGATGTTACCCTTGGTAATAGTACGACTGGGCAAAATTTGACATTATATGGTCAAAACCAACAAGGGAATGTTGCGTGGACTGCCGCTAACGACACGTTCACAATCAACGGAAATACCAACTTCACGCGAAGTCTGGAAATCGGTGATAACACAATAAACACTTCCCTAGTGATGAACCACTATGGAAACTACAACCTGTACGGAGAAGCTAACCTCTCAAGTGCGAACCTCATCGTAGGTAACTCGACTAACGGACAGAGTGCTCAGTTTGAGTCACCAACCGCGAATATCGTATATGATGGTGTTTCTCAACTGACAGTAAACGCAGACTCAACATTCCTTCAAGGAAACGTTCATTTCGGTGACACGACTTCTGGACAGAACTTGTTTGTCTGGGCTGCGACTTCAACTAACCCATCCATTTCATTCGATAAGACCACAGGGTCCACAAAGATTCACAAAGCTCAGGTAGTTGCTAATACTACAAGTGCTCTGTATGTTGATGGCTCAGTGACTATGGGTAATGATACCACAGGTTCAGATGTCAAAATGCACGGAAACGCTGCAGATAAGTTCGTATCTTGGAACAGTCAAACATCACTGTTCACAGTAAACGGAGCACAGCAGGCTCACGGAAACTTAACGGTAGGTGACCTCGCCGCTCAACATGATTTCACTTGTCATTTCCAATCTGGAAACGTGATAATGAAAGCAACAGACTCCGAAATGACAGTCAACGGAAAGTTAACTGCAAACGGAATCGTTGAAGTAGGTGCAGCTCAGTTGGGTTTCAATACCACGATTAATGGTACTGCCGCAGCTGGTAAGAACGGACTGCAGGACGGTATGATTCAGTGGGTATCTGGCTCAAATAAAGCTAAGTTTGTCGTAAACGGCACAGACGGTGTAGAGGTAGACGGAGCATTTTGTGTAGGTTCTGATGGGAATCCTTCAGACGCTTATTTCTATTCTGATGATGCGGGTGAAAGCATGATTTGGGATGGAACAAACAAGACTCTGACTGTAAACTCAGCCGCTACTCAAGCCGTTTATATGAACGCTAACGTAGCATTCCACACTCCAGAAGTTGGAACAGGTGTCGCAGCTAGACGGCCTGGACTTCACTACTACCGACCAAACGGAAACTCAAAAATCCGTATTGAAAAGAGTCCATTTATACTTGGACCTGGCTCGGCTGATACTGGTGTAGGTGCTGGTTCTACTGAAGTAGACACTACTATGATTCTGAACACTGAAGGAACAAAACCTGACGGAGGTGTGGTAGCTGGATTAGCTAACCATAACCAAGCGTATCTGTACGCAAAACAAATGTCAGGATTGGCTCAACTGTTTGTAATGAACAGCTCAGGTTCCGCTTCAGGTGGTGGAACAGAAACTCAGGTTTCTCCTCACAACAGTAAAGGAGAATGGTGTTTCAACGAGTATGACGGAGGTCAACGTAGACGCCGATACATTAATATGATTGCAGTCATTGAGAAACTGGAAGCTCTCACAGGAGAGACTTTCATCCACGACACTTTTGATGTGGACCAAGACTGGGTGCCTGTAGACTATTAATAGCTCATGGTTCGTTTTGAGGACCTGACTAATGAAAACTGGTTGTTGTATGCCTTTCAAAATTATATAATGAAAGAGCATACAACGACTCGTGAGTTTCGTCAGGATGTGAATAAGACAAAGTATATCAACAGACACTTTAACAACTACCGAAAGAAAGGTGAGTTGAAATCTAGGTTGCTGTTGAACCATATAATAATGTATTTTAATGTCTTTAGGTTTGATGCAGCTCAGAGGTTATTGTTTTTTAAGATTCCCTCTGAAAACTGGCCACTCCTGAAAATGTTTTTAATACTGGCCAACCGATGCCCACTTAAGGTGCTTGGAATAAATGGTCAGAACGTTCATGTTGGAAATATCCAACTTGAAGACAACGCTAAAGAAGTAGCAACAAGGGAACTCTATGGGACTGATGACGGGGGCTTTCAACGTAGCAACGGCATTCTTCTTTATCAAGAAGATGGCGACCCCATTCGATAGAACCGAAGCATTCAAGCTAGGTATCATCGATAAAAAGGGAAAAGTTCTGAAGAAGATGAAGGAACTTGAGACCGAACAGGAAAGAAAAGCTTACACACTACTTGATAGGGTGATCTGGAATATCAAGAAGTTGATGGGCTTTATCCCAGGCGGAGGTTCTATGCTGGCTGGTATAGCTGGTGCTACTGCGCTTTTGATGAAAGAAAATCACGAACAACTTTCTAATGACCCAAAATTACTTCAGGAGTCATTGGAACATTATCAAGTGGTAGACCATCTTCCAGATTGGTTTACTGAAGACCTTATCGAAACAATATACGAGGCCGCAATGAATCCTAAAACAGACGAGAAACTACTCCAGAAAATCTCAGACCTGTGGGAAAAGTCTAGAATGGACCCACGGAGATTTAAGCAAATGTTAAAGCAAAATCGTATCGATGATAAGGTTTTGAACAAAGCGAATCTCATGTCTTTTGTACACTCTCTTACTGGAGAAGGAGAGGAAGTAGAAGTCAGTGAGGACGCTCCAACGAATGCAGTAGGAACTGGAGCCATAAAAGGAACAGACCAGTTTCCACCATTTAAAAAGAAAAAAGAGAAAGAGGAACAAGTGAAAACAGAAGCCGTGGATGACGCAATGAATCTTCTGTTCGAAACGGACGAATGGGCAGAGATGGCGTTTGACGAAGTCAACGATTTCTGTAACAATTTCGGACTAGACCCAAGTGAACTGACAGAAGAAGAATACACACATCTAGTGGATTGTCTGGATACATTCGGACGAAACATAATCTCAGAGACACTCTGGATGTCAGATACTACAT